AGCGAGTGTAGAATTAGAATTTCAGGCGAAAATAGTGAATGATGATGGTTCAGTAACAATGTCTACGAAACAAAAGTTTACATTTTTATCATCACAGACAGTAGATGTAATAAATAGTCGAAGTTACCCCAGAACAACTCCTGAAATAAGTAGAGTTTTTTTTCTTCAACAAAATAGTTTTAACCATTTAAATGGCTTTGGTATGAGTGGTGTTAATATTAGTAAGCTGGTCTGGGGACGGAACTTTATGAGTGATGGCACACTTGGAGGTAGTGGTTGGTATGTTAGTCACCGAGGCCTATCAAGCGAGTACGGATGTTTCTGGAGCGACTCTACTGGTCGGTGGGTTCCCGAAGTCAGGGGTTCCTATAGAGGACCCATAGGTTGTAATTCTGGACTTACGGCGGCGATGGTTACTGGCGTTCAGGCATCTTGGCATTCACAAGGTTTTAATTGGGCAACTGGAAGAAGATAGTAATAGTGAACATAAGATTGATAATGATTGGTTGCTTTAATTAAATTCATTAATTATCAATCTTATATATATATATTGATTTTAACTTAATCATTACAGTGTCAAAACGCTTTAAGTGTTAATAGATTATTATTTTATTAACCCATTACATCGTCACACATAATATCTAGTTTTGAATTATAATCAAATATTTTATTATTTTACAAGTATTTATTAATAAAATATTTATTTAATTATTTATTTTAGGTATTAATAGGAAACCTCCTGGAGGTGTCAAAACCCTTAAGGGTTAATTTATTAATCGATATTATTTTATTAATATATAATATAATAAAATGGTTGTTTTAGGAACACTAGGCAATAATGTAACTACAGTTACACTTTTCAAAACGGAAAATGACAGTATGAATGTATATTTCTTAGTTCCTGCTCACACTATCGGACCATCTTTAGATAATGTAAAAATAAAGGTATTAGGTAATAGTAATACATATCTACCTACACCAATATATGTTCAAGGTGTAGTATATCCTACTATACACCCCTTTTTAGACGCTGCCCTAGGTGTCCTTAGGGACCCAGAAGTATTAAATAGTATAGAATCATTACGTCGTGAACTAGTTTTTAAATATAGTGATACTAATGATATTACTGTAAATAGTGAGGTTGAGGTACTATATGTGAATACCGATAGCCGTGTTAATGTTATCCGCACACTTATTATATCACCTAATTTTGAATTAGGAACACAAGAGGGTGTAAGTCCTGTGCATAATACACCACCACCAGGTGGATTTCTAGAATTACAACTAGACGCTAAAAAAGGACTAAGTGGAGGTCTATTACTCAGTAATAACTCTATAATTGGAATGATTAGTATTAATAGCAGTACAGCTAGTCAAAATTGTAAGGAGGGCAGTGAGAGTTGCGCACTTACTACAAATAAAAATCTAGCTATTAAAATGTTCTATCTATATCCATGGATCAGTCAGGTAACAGGTAATTTCTATAGATTAACTCTTAATAATCCTGATAAACTCAGAGATATACTAAAATACAATAATCTAGAGACATTTCGGGATGACACTATACCAGTAGTCTTACATCTAGGTGGCGACTATATAAATAATAACATGTCTAGCACATTTAATAGTGTAATATTAATTAATATACATAGATACCTAACTCGTGATCTAGTATATAGCGATGTAGACAGTGCTGACAGTAACCCTGTTAATACACTTTTAAATACAAATACTCTATTTGTCGATTGGTTCTATTCTCACCCTGCGGATACAGAAATACATATACGTAGTTTTACATATACCGACCGTGTTACAAATAATGTAGTACCAATTGATCTTAATAATAAAAACAGTAATATTTTAGACTTATTTTATAGAGCTAGTAATAAAGCGAGTGTAGAATTAGAATTTCAGGCGAAAATAGTGAATGATGATGGTTCAGTAACAATGTCTACGAAACAAAAGTTTACATTTTTATCATCACAGACAGTAGATGTAATAAATAGTCGAAGTTACACCAGAACAACTCCTGAAATAAGTAGAGTTTTTTTTCTTCAACAAAATAGTTTCAATCATTTAAATAGGTTTGGTATGGATGTTGATGTTCAGAAACTTAGTTTTTGTATTCAATTTGTACGTCAACCGGATGGTACTTTTAGGAGGGAGAGGACACCTGGTCGATGTCCATGATAAAACTATATATAATTAACTATGAATTTAATATGTGAAGAATGAATAGGTGAAAAATCTATAAAATTATAATCTAACTATCAATTAATTATATTTATTAATTTCTAATATTTATTAATAAATATAATGAAGGATACAGTATTATCTCCAAGAATGTGTTATAGAATTAATTTTATAGGAGATCATAAAAGTGGTAAAACTACTATTATAAAAAATAATTTGAATATAGAAATTCCAGATAATATTACTATGGCGCCAAGTATTTATGCGAAAAATTATCAAGTTGAAAATAATTTATACAATTTTTTAATTACTGATACACCTGGACATTATTGTTTTGAAAATATGGCAGAAATGTATTATAATAATTATGATTGTTTGGTTATTGTTTTAGATATATTTAATGAACGTAGTCTAGAACAATTACCTATACGAATAAATAGAATTGAAGAATTAAATAAAGAATATAATAATAATGATAAAATTATATTCTTATTAGCCAATTTTAAAAAAAAAATAACAATAGATGAAACAAAAATTATTGAGTTTTCTAAAAGATACAATTTCTACTATATAAAATATTACTTAGATGATAACCCTATAATTTATAAAATATTTGATACAATTATAAATCATAAAATACATGGAAAACCAAAATTAAGAATAGAATGTAATGCTATTAATAATAAACAATGTTTTTGTAACATTATGTAACTATATACGTATTGTTCATTATATCAAAATAAAATTCGATAAATGCCCATTCCGAGAATTGAACTCGGGACCCCCAGTTTACAAGACTGGTGCTCTACCACTGAGCTAAACGGGCTTATTATACATTATTAATTATAACTATTCTTTAAGTAGTTATAATTAATATAGGACTAGTATAAAAAATAGTAATATAATATTATTATATATATATAATGGAATATATTGATGAAATTATCAAACAAAGTAATGAAGATATGAAAATAAAATATAGTAATGATTTGTACGTAAATAGATTATCTGATATTATTCATAATGATATAAATGAAAAAACTGATTTTATTATTAAAACAAATAAAATACCACTATTATATTTTTTTGATAAATATTTAAATAGTAAAGTTAACATAACAATAGAACATCGTGATTTATTTTTTGGTTCAATTAACAATGTATATGATGTGTCTAATTTAAATAAAAAATATATTATAAATATTGCTATTGATAATCATGCTATTATTATATACCCTTTTACATATAATAGCCGCAATTATGTCTATTTATCTAATTCTGGATTAGGTATAAATAATCAAAATACAGATATAAATAGAACATCTTGTAAACTATTTCACATCACTGGATTAAGAAATATTGATGAAATTTATAAATTATTTACTTTAATAAATGAAATTATTACAATAATTACAAATACCACATCTGTAGAATATTTATTTGATCAACAGTTCTCTTTAGCACAAAAAAAAAGGTTACATGAAAATATTAATTCAGTATGGATAAATATAAAACAACAATTTGTAAATAGTTTAGATGAAAACGTAATAAATGAAATTTTTTTAACTAATTTCTTTAAGAATATACAACATAATTTAGATAATAGTTCTGAAGAAATTGGATATATTCATTTAATATACTTACTATTAAATTATTTTGCTCAAGTTGGGTTCATGAATGAATGTACATTTCATCATGTATTAATCGATCAAGATCATCCAAGATTTAATGAGTTAGTTCGCCGTTTAATCTATAATGGAATTACAAAATTTACATTTGATGAATTATATCAAAATTGTATAAATAATTATAATTCAGATGTATATAAATTGATTAGAAATGAAATTGATATATCTGAACCACAGATAGAAAATAATTTTATTAATAGTATTAATGAAAAATTAAATGAGTGTGCTTTACTAAAATCAACAATAAAATTTAAAAGAGATAGTATATGTATAGAATTACGTAATTCGGGTCTTTATAATTATATTCAAGTTGGTGGATCTTGTGTATTCTATTGTTTTTACAATTTGCTTATTAATCATTTATTTTTAAACAATTATGTATTATACCGACATCAACCACAAAAAGCAATCGATAATGTGATAAAACCATTAATTTATATTCATTATACACTTTTAAGATGTCTATGTATGTCAAATGATACAGACTATTTATTTGATAATGGAAATTTTTATCCAAATTATATATTTCATATGAATTATATTTATAATATCATACTACAAAATAATTTAATTAATGAAATTACCGAGTTTTACCCATCGTCTAGGCTATTGTTTGTAACTAAAACTCCTTTAATTGATAAATTATTAGAGTTTCCAATAGACAATAGTTCATTTATTCCCAAAGATGAAATTAAAGTATTACCATATGCTGAAATTAATAGATTAAAACAATATTTTAATGAAATTGATTTGTTATTTAACCGTTTTTTACATAGCCTTCGAAATACACCTGACAGTGTAACAAGTGCTTCATTGCGAAGTTTACATAAAAATCTATACAGAATTTATGACCAAATAAATGGTTTTTTTAATACATATGGAAGTCCTAATGAAGATTGTCTATTATATATTAATATTACACGCGATATTATACTCATTTATTGTTTTTATTTATATAACATTTATAAAAAAAGAACAACATTTCGTAATTATTTAAAAAAACCAAAACCTAAAATAAATATTTTATTACCAGTATATAGTTATCCAAGTTTTATCAAATTAGATAAATGTGGGGCATATTCCGATTGTTTAAAACATAAATGCAGTCCCCAAATATATCAAATATTTATACCATATAACTTTGACTATATACTAAACAAATTTAGCATGAATGAAATGTATTATATATCTTACTTAATAAATATAAATTATGAAAAAGATATACAAGATGCTATACCCAAATTATTTAAATTAGATATGTGTAATAATATTTATATTCATTCTATAAATGTAAATCAATTTAATTTATATAACAATAATATTAATATTGAAATAGATGACCCCTCAATTATTTTAAAAAGATTAATATCTAAATATTTTAGAAATAAATATTTATCAATCAATACATTGATACATATTAGTGAAAAAATGAAACATGAAAACAAATCTAAATATATTAGTGAAAAAATAAAAGAACAAATTTTATCTAATATCAATATAACATCATTAACAACATTTAAATCCACTTTACATGATTTTTTAAAGGATATTAAGTATATAATTTTTATAAAAATACTATTATTTATTGTAAGTAATGGTTTATATATTATGTTATCAAATTATGATTGCAATAATAGTATGTTTTATAATATATTGACTTTAATAAATGATGAAACAATTATATTTTATGATACAGAAGATGAGTTTGTTATAGAAAAATTCTATAAAATTTTAATGGATAATGATAAATTAGATATTTTAGATGAAAATATCATTAAACATATTGATTGGATAAGCAAGTATGATATTGTGTATAATGCTGGTTATTTTGAATACGATAATGAAAGATATGTTTATAATTTAAAAGCAAAATATAGAAGTCCTATATCATTTATGTTAGCAAGATTTGGATTACATGAATATAATAGTGATGAATATATATTATTAATGCCATATACACTAGTGCATGATGATGTATTTATTTCGGAGTTTGATGACGTTAGCAAGTTTTTATTATTTATTTGTATAAAAAAAACAAAAATAATAATCGAAATTAATATAATTGATAGTTTAGTTGATACACAAAATTGCTATTTATTAAAAAATCAACAACGATATAAATTAGAATTTAATATTGAATATCCGTTTTTATCATTTTTTACTGAAACTACACCTTACTTATGTTATAAAGATAATAATAAAACATATGTCGATATTATCGTTTCAAATGTTTTTTGGGCATTAAATAATATAAATAATTATGAATTTTTATTTTATAAAGAACCGGTTGATAAAAATACATATTATGAAAAATTTCAAATATTAGAATTTGAAATATCATATGCCATGATATTTCCAAAAATAAATACAAATAATATCGAGTTTATATATAAAATACACCAATATTATCCAAGCAATAATATATTACAATTTTCAACTGAACAACTAATATTACAAGATTTTACGATTGATAATACAAATATTGATAAAATTACAAGTATTATTAATGGGATAGCTACAATTTTATGTAAAAATATAAATTGTGACGAACGAACTAATGAAATTTTTAAGACAGTATTTACGGAGGAATTAAAAAAATCAGAAAGTAGAATTGCCATATTAGAAAGTTTTCTAAAAGAAAATCGATTATGTATTCGTTTTGATTTTAATCAAGAAATATTAAGTGCTAAAACAAATATTATATCTGAATTAAATTCAATCATTGACCAACTCATAATTCAATACAATTATAATAAGTCTGAATTTATTATTAATAATTTATCGTATATCATAACAATTATGGAAATTAATCTATTAATTAATGAATTATATAAAATCAATACACAAACCACTTGTTGGGATATACAATTATTATTAACAAAATTAGATACAATACTATATTTTAATAATGAAATCAAAGATAAAACGTATCATTTATATGAATTACTATATCTTTTTCAAAATAATTATTTTTATAAAGAAAGTCAGGTTACTAAATATAGAAATATTGTAAAAGATATTAAAGAAAAAAATAGTTCATTAAGTATTCATCAATTTATGATGGGTAAAGGTAAAACTTCATTATTAACACCACTTTTATCCATGGCTATATATTTATTTACTGGGAAATCATCTGTAGTTATTACTACCGAACATCTTGTCAGACAAACTATTAATTATATGCAGTATATACATTATTTAGGAAATATTCCATATGATATTGTTACTGATTATGAATATAAACATTTTTGGTTAGAAAAAACAGATATAAACTTAATATCAGATCCTAAAGTGAAATGTAATCATAAAATGAATATCGATGATATATCAAAAACTTCATTAATTATTGATGAGTTTAATAGCCATTATGATTATACACAATCCATGTTTAATCTAGTTAAAAATCAAGAAGTAATTTCGGAAGAAATGTTCATTTATATATTTGATTATATACATTCAAAAATATCACAAACACCATTTGTAGATACAGAAATTCCCGAATTACACAAATTACAAAAATACGACCTATTTAAAAGTATATTAGATAATCAATATGATTTAGCTTTAAAATTAAAATATAATGAAAAATATGGATTTCCAAATATAGTAGGTGGTATTAGATTATGTATTCCATATGCTCGCAAGGATACCCCCTTACAAGATTCCAGATTTTCTAGTATTCTATTTACTATTATACTTACAATAAATTATTACATTAGTATTCAAAAATATAAATTAGATGAAAAATATGATTATCCACTTATTATAAAAAACTATATTCATATTTTAAAATTTTTACCAGGAGAACTATTTTATGAATGGTGTGAGTATATACAAAGAAATACAAAACTAGATGTAGATTTTATCCATACTAGTTTTCAAAAAATATATAGTAATATGCCCATATATATTCAATTATTAAAAAAATTTTTATATATTGTTAATAAACCCGCACTAGTTTATGCCACCGAACAATATAATGTTTCATTTCAAGATATTATATATAATGTATATCAAGAACAATGGAAAATTGGTTATACTGGAACAATATATTTAAACCCCAATATTTATTTAGATGATGATAGATTTGTTTTTAAGAATATAATAGAAGACTTTGATGAACGCATTGAAGTAAAACTAGCATTACGAGGATATGGTTCAACCAGTGAGTGGAATAATAATGTAATAATCATAAATACAAATACTCAAAATATGGTAATAGACCAATTACAAACTATTATATCAAGTGGAATAAATAGAGGAATTGTTGATATTGCTGGATTATTTATTGATTATAAAAATAAAAATATCGCTAAAGAATTAAATACATTATTACCTGACAAAAAAATTGTATATTTATCAGATACACATATAGGTTTAGAATATTCTGAAAACGATAATAATAAATATATACCATTTGATAATAACAACTTTTATTATTATGACCAATGTCATATTGTAGGAACAGATCTCGAACAACCTAATGAAGGATATGTTGCGGTTATTATTGATAAGTTAACAAAATGGACTGACTTTTCACAAGGTATATTCCGATTTAGAAAATTAAATCGTGGAACAATTTTGAAAGTATTTTATATAACAAATAACGCTGAACAATTGGAAAGTAGTTTAACTAATGTTGATATTCTAGAATTACTTGAACAAAATGAAATACAATTTCAAAAAAATCAAGAATTAGGTATAATATTTCAATTGTTAAAGACTATGGTAAGAAAAATTTCCAGAAATTATCTAGAAGACAAATTATTAATTGATTTTCTTTTATCTAAACCTGTATCAAGAGATGACTGTATAGAGTTTTTTCAAAACAATATTAAAGATATTCAACCAGTCCTTGCTAACCATGATAACCCATATTTAACAAAAATATATACTTTATATAATACGATTATTGATAATGAAAATGTAATAGATATTGTTACTGGTAATCAATCTACAGAGAAACAAATAGATATGGAAATATTACAAAATATTGATATAAATATTCAAAAATTATCGATTTCTCATATAAAATATAATAATTCAACGACATACTTATTTGATATTATTACTCACTTAAAATGTTCGCAATGTATTAATACCACATGTGTGCCCTTGTTTCTAAATGATTATAATTGTTATATAAATGGCAAACCAATATTTATTAGTATGAATATATACAATGGTTTCAGTATCGAACATATTGATACAACGTTATTAATATATGTAGAATTACCTGATATAATAATATTAGAAATAGAATATATAGCTTATGATTACTATCTACATAAAGTTCCTATCTATGATTTTAATGGAAATTTAATAAATACATTTCTAAAAAATAATACTTCGCCTCATCCATTTACATTAGATATTGATTATCGATTTATTTATTTGTTTAGAGTTAAAAAATATATTAATCCAATTATAGAAAAAAATAAAGATATTTTAACACCATCTATTATAGAAGAAATTGAAAGTAATTTAAATATAGAAGCAGTCAAATTAATTTATTTTTTAAATCAAAAGTTACCTCATTATTATAAAAATTATTTTTTAATAACTCCAATCATTCAATATTTAAATAAAATATATAAATCAGATGATGTAATACAACTTATACCTATTACTATTAAAGATAATAATCAAGAACATAATCCAATTTATAGACTAGATAACATATTTTTTAATAGATTTTCTAACATAAATGGTATAATTTTAGATAATGAACACTTTCCAACTATTCAACGTTTTCCATTCCAAATCATATATGATAAATATTATATTAGATTAGACTTTACTGTGACATAAATAGAAAAATAATATTTATTAAATAAATATATATTAAATAAATATATGGAAGAATATATTGGAAATATAAAACAGATATTTGAAAACGTTGATATTAAAATATTTATAAAAGATTGTAATGAAATATTATCTGCGGGTTATTTTAAAGATGAACCTAATAATTATCACATATACACTATAATTCCTCCAGTGCTTTATTTTTTTGATCAATATTTAAATAAAGATGTTTGTTCTAGTCCTGAAATACTTGATAAATTTACTGAAATAACTACAATTAAAAATATGCCCGGTATTAAAGATGATAATGTTATTACTAATATGAATATAGGTATTTTACAACATGCTACTATTATTCATACTTTTAACTACAAATCATCATTTTATTTATATTATTCTAACTCAGGATTAGGGATTGAAAATCAATTTAATACAGAAACTACTACATGTTGTAAATTATATAAAATAGATTTAACTCGCATAAATGCTGTTGATCAAACACCTAAAACTACTATGTTTGGTGAAATATTAAATCAACTTTTTTCAATAATTAAACTGATTGAAAAAACACATATTACATTATTTACTAATCAAACACATGGTTCAGAAAAAGTAAAAAAAATTTTAATAGCAAAATTAAAAAGTATGTGTCAAATTATAAAACGTTACATACCATCATTTGACGAAAATATATTAAGTCAACCGTTTCTTATTTTATTTTATGATAATGTAAATAAACAAAACAATAAAAATCATTATTATTATTTGATTTATACTTTTCTAAATTATTTAGTATCGAATGATATAATGTCCGATATTTCGTTTGAAGAATTACTTATGAATAGACCAAATGAAGTATATCAAGCAAATATGAGAAATGTTTATATTCATCGAACTACGGGAAATAAATATAGTTTTACTGAATTATATCAAAATATATATATGAATGTTAATACAGATATTTATAGGCATATACAAAATACTATAGATATTGCTCCTGATAAAAATATATATAATTCTTTTATAGATGATATAAATCATGAATTAGATTTATTTGCTAATTTAAGTAATGTATTTAGATTTAAACGAAATGATATTATCTTAGATTTAAAACCATCTGGTCTATATAATTATACACAGAAATCAGGTTCATGCACATTCTATTCATATTATAATTTGCTATTAAATAAATTATTTTTAAATAATTGTGATTTATATTCAACAGAAAGTCATAAAGCTGTTAAAAATGTAGTCGACACTATATTAAATATTCACTATATTATGTTATACAGTTTATGTGTATGTAACGATAATAATTATATTACACATGATGGTTCAACAAATAAAATATTTCATTTTAATTACTTATATAATATCCTTATACAGAAGAATTTAGAAGACGAAATAACACGTTTTTATTCTAATGATACATTATTATTTTTTTATAAACAACCCTTAATAGATAGTTTATTACATACCCCTATAGAAGGAAATTTAGAAAAAATTAAGAACCCATTAGAAATCAATAATGTTTTAATTCAGCAAACTAACTTATATATGCTAAAGTTGAATAATTATTTAAATTTAATTATTAATCAAATCAGAAATAAAAAACATGCCGATATTTTATCTATTAAAAAAGAACTTTATAGAAATCGTAATCAGTTATTACCTATTATACGAAACTATTTAGGCGAGAAATGTATAAACTATATTTTAATGATATATGATATTTATCTTATCTATTTTTGGTATTTTATACAATTGTATACTGAACCAGTCCAGGTTCAAACGAGACTAGAATGGAATAAAGATAGTGAAATATATATATTAGAACCATTATATTATAGTAAAGATATTGATACAACAGTATGTAATAGTCAAGAAGAATGCACACTTAAACACTGTAATTACCGTTTATATACTAATAATTTTACAAATAATATAGATATATTTTTTTCTAAATTTCATCTATTTGAACAATATAATTTATCACAATTAGTTAAAGATAAATACAAGGAAGATATAAATTCAATTCATGAATTATTAAACTTTGATTACTGTGGTTTTATTTTTACAACCACATTTAAAACGATAAGTTTAAGCAATAATATATTTTTAAACTATGATAATATGATTTTTGACAATGATATTTCTATCCCACTTAATATGAAAACCCTTGAAAATATAACTTTATTAGTTTCTACCTACATCAGATTAACATATTTAAATATAAATGACAATATTGACCATTTATTAAAGCAGAAATATACATCACAACAAAATATAATTGTTGATGTAATCAAAAAAATTATTGTTCAAAAAATAAATGTAAAATATGATAATAGTAATTTTATTTCAGAAATTTATAATTTTATATTTAAACTATGTGACAATTATGTTAGTAGTATCATTTTATTAATATTTATTTTATCTAATAAAAAATATTTAATTATAAATGATAATATTTATTGTGAAAATAGTATAATCTATACACTATTACATATAATAAATGAAAATACAATTGTAATTAAAGGAAATATATCATTTGAAACAATTTGTAGTAATTTACAACATATATTGAATAATAATATCGAAAAAATAAATTACGGAAATGATATAGAAGCTCATTCAAATTGGATTAAAAATTATAATTTAATACTCATTGATAACGATAAAAAAGTATTTTCAGATAAATCGATGATGTATGAAGTATTCAAACCAAAATATTCGTCTCCAATATCTAAAATTTTAAGTAGATTTGGATGTTTTAATCAAAATCATCATGAATTTATTATTTTATTTCCTTCTAAACAATTATTAGATATAACCCCCGGGGAACCAATTATAAAAGAATTAAAAAAAACAAATGAAAGATTTAAAATATTTATTTGTATAAAAAAAAATCAGACAATAATAGAATTAAATTGTATTGAAGATAAATTACAAATAGACGATTGTTTTTATTATAAAAATTTATATAAATTTAAACTTGAATTTAATATAGATATACCATTTAAATCATTAATATCTGAAACTACTCCATATTTATATTATAAAAATGAAAATAATGAAATGTTTATTGATATTATTTTGTCAAATGCTAATTGGTTTCAAACGGATATATATACATACCAAAATTTATGGAAAAAAGAAAGCAATATGCCTAAAGATATATATCGACCAATTGATATCATAACTTTTGAATTACAAAATTCAAGTCTATTTCCAAAACCGCATTTATTTGATAAAAAAAAATATTTATCTATTTTTGAGTGTTATCCTACGGAAAGACGTATTAATTTTACAAATGAACAACTAATACAACCTATATATATACAAGATGAACAATTAAATGAAATAGATAATCAACTTAAAAAAATACATAATTTACTTACTTCCAATCTAACTTGTAATCAAGAATTAGATAAAATATTTAAACAAGCACTTAATACAGAATTTACAAAAGATCCAGAAAAAGATAGAGTGATTGAAAGTTTTTTAGAACAAAATAGACTTTGTATTACATTCAATTTAACACCTGAATTTTTAGATTACAAAATTAGATTTATCGAAAATTTAAATACAATGATGAAATCAATACAATTATCTCAGGATTTTAATATAACACATTATATAATAAGTAATATTTCAAGTATTATTAAAATTATGATAATTAAAACTATGATTTTTAAATTAGAAAGTATTAAAATAAATGAAACAACCTGCTGGGATATACAAAATATTATTAGTATTATTGATAATATTATTTTTACTATTGACAAATTAAAAATAGAAAACGAAAACCCGTTTTTTATATACGAAATTCTTTTTTTACTACAGTGCTCCTATTTTTATAAAAAATCTCAGTTTGAAAAATACAAGTCGATATTAGATGATATGATTAACCAACGAGACGATTTAACACTACATCAGTTTATGATGGGCAAAGGTAAAACTTCGGTTTTTACACCACTCCTAGCATTATCAAGTAATATACATATGGGAAAAATACCAAATATTATTACAACAGAACATCTTAAAAAAAATACAATAGAATATCTATCAATGTTATACACTATTTTTAACCTTGATTATCAAGTTGTAACAGATTATGAATATAAAGAACTATGGTTAAAAAATTCACATATGCGTCCAAATACACACTTAGTTTTATTGCCTAAAAATATTTCAAATTATATAAATATTATTGATGAATTTGATTTACATCATGACTACTTACAATCTATGTTTAATCTAGTTAAAGAAAGAAGACAAATATCTGAAGAATTATTCAATTATGTATTTTATTATGTATATTCAAAAATAAATAATCTTGATACATGGGAAAATTTTTATATCCCAGAAATTTTTAATAATAGATTATTTGATACTATTTTAGAAAAAGAATATACAAATGCTAGTAAACTTAGATTTAATAAAGATTATGGATTTGTTCATCAGTTTGAAGCAAATGATATTAGACTATGTGTTCCTTTTTCTAGAAAAGACACCCCCCTTAAACATTCTAATTTTTCAAGTATATTGCTCACAATGATATTAACAATTAAATATTATATAATCAACCAATTACAACCAATACATGACTATAAACTTATAGTAAATAATTATAAAAAAATTATATATGTCTTACCTGAACATTTTTTTAATGAATGGATGTCCTATTTAGCGATACACGATAAATTATCCATTGAATTAGTTCAAAAGACTATGGATGCCATTTTTATAGATGACACTTATAAATTATTTCAATTAAACATTTTAAAAAAATTTTTATACGTGGTGAATGAAAATAAATTATATTATGCTGTTCAACAATACAATGTATCTTTTCAAGATGTCATTTATAATGTATATAATCAATGGCAAGTAGGATATACCGGCACAATGCATCTAAATTTAAATACATACTTTCCTGAAGATAGATTTGTATTTAGAAATAAAATAGAAGATTTTGATGAAAAGATAGAAGTAAGATTAGCAATCGAATCATACGGTAGTCCTAGTGGTTTTGATAAAAATAGTGTGATATGTCTTAATACAAATAGATTAAATACGGTTGACGCACAAATTAACTTTATAATGAGCCATGATTTTACTCGTGGTCTAGTTGATATAGCTGGTTTATTTATAGACTATAAAAATCGTTATATTGCTGAACTTTTAAGTGACTATTTAAAAGAAAAAAAAAAAAAGAAAAAAATAGTTTATT